ATCTCAAACTGCTCTAGGATTCTTTTCTTGTTGAGAATCTCTTTCTGGATTGGTCTGTATAGGATAGTTGAGTCGTCGCATAGCTGAATAAAATCCTTGTCAGAACTTAGGATGATTTTGTAGTCCTCCGAAAGGGCTTGCGACTGAGAAGCCAAAGCAATGATATCATCGGCCTCAACATTTTCAACATAGGACTGCATGATTGGCATTTCGTTTAGATACTCAATGAGTCTTTCTTGTTGCCAGTTCTTGTTGTCTTCCTGCTCACCAGCAGTCATGTTGTGGATGTCCCTGTTAAGACGAACAGGCTTGCGACCAGCTTTGTAATTCTTGTCAATAGACTTGCGCTTTTGAGAACCACCATCCCAAGCAACGAAGATTAGATCTGGGCTGATAGTCCTGCAAACAGATTGTAGTGATTTGATAAAGCCTTTGGTGCCCCCGATGGGCTGACCATTTGTAGACAAGCTGGGGTCTACAATATAGTTTCTCATAAAAAGATTAAGTGCGTCAATAAGTAATACTCTTTTTTTACTCGTCATACTCCA